AGCACCTTCAGGATGTACGGTTGGTCTATCTTTTAATTTAGGTATGGCTACCATAAAAGAAGTATCTCCCATTCCAGCTCTTTCAGCAAAGTTTTCAGGCAAAGCTGATGCTTTTTGATTGTGTCTCTTAATGATAGCAATTTGAACTCTCTTTTGAATATCTAAAATTTTCCTTAAAGCATACTCATCAAAATTAATATTGCCACCAGCAATTCCTAGTGCATATTCTCGGTCAGCATCTGATAGACCAGTACCAGCACCAAATTGTTTAATAATCTGACCTACTAAATTACCTAGGGTAGCAGTATAAGCCTGAGTAGCTCCAACTGAATCGTCTTCAGTAAATCCTATTTTATTTAATACCGCTCTAGCAGCATTTTCTTGTTTAGCAAAAGCCCCTGTGTTTATTCCTTGCTCTAATAAATCAAGACCAGTTTCAATAGTAAACAAAGAAGAAACTGCTTGCTCTGCATCATTAAAACTTTTAATTACTGTTTTTCCATACTCGCTTCCCATAGCTCCAGTAAATGAAGTTTCAGATTTTTTAAACCTATTAACAAATTCTTTAGCTTTAGCTAAACCTTCAGGAGTAGTTATATCAAAGTTTGGGTCTCCAGCACTTAATATTCTTTCAGCATCAGCA